ACCTGTTCGTAAAATGGGTCTTGTAGGCTATTATTTTCAATCCAGTTTTTGAATGTGGACACTTTGTGTGTTTTACAATAAGCATCGGCAGCATAAAGGTTGGTTACGAAAGTGCGTTGATTCATGTTGTCGAGCCAGCATTTATACAAATAGAAACTGCCTGATTTGTAGCCAATGACACCTGTAAACTTCCGAGAGCTTGCTTTATTGTCTTTGTTGGATGTGGCAGGGTCTGAATATACAAGCACATGTTCGCATTGATGTAGTGGCGGGCATTTTGCCCAGGGCACTTGACTAAATATTTTACCTATTCTTATCGGGTTGTTGTAAAACTCTTTTTGAATCGAACTTGAGGTCATGGTTCTAAGGGCTATATCAATGAGCTCCTCGGTGTTTTTTTGTGGCCAAGTCGATTTTCCGTGTTTGTCTCTAATATTGATAATTTCCCACACATTGGCTTTTTTGCCCATTTCTGTAATGCAACAATACTTTGCAATCACGTTACCACAGGCAATGATGAGTAAAGGCACAGATATGGAGCGTGTAGGAAACAACGCCTGTTCTATCCACTCGTATTTGTTTTTGATGGTTTCAGTGTTGCGACAATCTACATCGGTATCAATATCATCAATAAGAATCAAATCCGGACGTGCGGCATCGTTGCGTGTTCCTCGTGGCGATTGTCCAGCGCCCAGGGCTCTATACGAAACCCCTTTTTGTGTGGTGAACTCACCGGCTTCCCAACCCGACAAGCCTTGTTGTTGGCCATAATCGTTCTTGATGCGGTCATTAACTTCAAGAATGGTTTTGTAGGGTTTGAGCAATCGTACGGCATCATCGTAGGTAGCCGAAACAAGCAGTACGGTTTTCTTTTTACCCGTAAGGGTTAAGTAGAGCACTTCCATCATGGTGCGCCCCGATTTGGAAAGCTCGCGCGACCATGAGCGCACCTCGTACCATTCCGGGTTTTCGAGTACACGCTTGGTGGCTTTGATATGAAACGGCGCGGGTTCGTGCGTGTAAAAATTAGGGTAATAGTACTTAAACCACTGTTCAGGGTTTTTCTCTAATTTTTCAATACGCTTTAAGCGTTGCGATGCGTTTTCGTTCAAATCAACAGGCGTAGCTCTGTATTGATTGGTTTTAAACGTTTCCCACGATTGTAATTTAGACTTATCTTTTCTACTTAGTACCATCGCTCATTTTTTGTTTGATAAAGGCATCACAATAACTCGTAAGTTGGTTTGCAAAAACGGGGTCAATGGTTCGCACAAATAGCACTAAATTTTTAGCAACATCAATGGTTTCGCCCACATTGGTTTCCGTTTCAAGTTTTTTTATAGCAGTGGTGAGCTTACTGATCATGTCGGTATCCTTGGTATTCGGGAAGTTTCCAATCAGTATCGGGAAGTCTTCGGGGGTGTACACGGGGTATTCAAGACGCTCATTGCCGTCGGTATCTCTAAGTTTGTAAGGTTTGGTTAAATGCGCAGGAATATCGCGCACTATAGGGCGTGTTTTTATTTCTTCGTTGACGGCTTTTAACTGCGCATACAAGTCTTTAATTTGGTTTTCTTTAGTAACCAAAAGCGATGTTTTTTCTTCCTCCCAAAGTCCATCCTTTACCCATTTGCTGATGGTCTTTTCAGTTACCTTGAGGCGTTCTGAAATTTCTTTTTGCGTCACCTGTTCGTTCACAAATAGGCGTTTAGCCAATTCCTTTTCGATTTGTTTTTTTACCCCCATATACACATATTTTCATCAAAATTGCGGTATTAGCACGGGCTAAAAAAAACATCGTTTGAAGGCTTTACATATTTGTAAACATAATATATACAGCTGTTTAAGGGGTGTATTTGCGTTTTTTTATCACCCAACTCCCTTGCATATTTGTACTCACTAAAAGCGAAAAGCGCAAGAAAAAACAAGCTTCATGTCAAAAAAGGATAAACGATTTGTATTTAACGATGAAACGGTAGCCAATACTTACGGTTTTTATATTAGCACGAGTGGTATTGATTTGTCACGCTTTGAAAAAAACCCGGTGATGTTGTCCGATCATTGGAATGACAACGCTGCGGTATTGGGCAAGTGGCTTGACGTGCAAAAGTCGGGTGCCATACTTAGCGGTTTGCCCGATTTTGACATCGAAGATGATGCTGTGAAACCCATTGCCGGAAAAGTAGAGCGCGGGTATATCAATGCCTGTTCGATGGGTATTATGTTTCATCGTGAGGATATGATGATGCTCGATGGCAAAATATTCTTGACCAAATGTCAATTGGCAGAGGTGTCTATAGTTCCGGTTCCTTCCAACAGAAATGCTGTAAAGCTGATGTATGAGGATGGTAAAGTACTTGAAGAGGCAGATATCAAAACCCTTTGTTTATCTCTTGCGACTGATGCCGCGTCAAATGAATTTAAAATTAATCCTAAAACCAACATGAAAAAAATCGTTTTGAGTGTGGCCGCCTTGATGGCATTGAGCTACAAAGATCAACCCGCAGAGGGTTTAGACCTTGCTGAGGTAGAAGGCAAAATTATTGACCTTTCTAAGAAATTAGAATCGTTAACAGCCGAAAACACAGCGCTAAAATTAGCGGCACAGCAAGCCAAAGAAGCGCAAGCAGCTGCTTTAAAGCAAAATGCCACAGCGGATGTTGAATTGGCTATTACACAGGGCAAAATTACGGCCGACAAAAAAGAAGCTTTTATCCAATTGGGTATCACCAACCCTGAGGTTTTAAAGGCTACTTTGAGTGCCATTCCGGCAAAGCAAAACTTTGGTGCAGGCATTACCCCACAAACAGGTAGTGTTGATACGGAAGTAAAGACCAAAGAAGATTTTCAGAAATTGAGCTTAGAAGCCCAATTGGCTTTTAAAACAGAACACCCTGAAGCGTACAAAAAATTATTTAGTTAACCCTTTTAAAAAAAAGAAAATGCCAGCAAATTTTGCAGAAGTATGGTTGGACAGAGTCCGCCAGAACTTAACTACACAAAATGTAGCCCCTTGGTTGGACGGTATTCCGGAATTGGATACCCAAGTGCTCGAAATGGGATCGGGCGAGGCTTCGGAGTTGAATCTGATTCATATTCCAAGAACGTCGTTTAATCCCGATGTATTAGTAAACAACTCGGCTTATCCGTTAGCCATTCAAGCCTATACCGACGATGAAACCGTGGTGGCCTTAGACAAGTTTCAGTCGCTTCCTACCTCTATTTCCGACGATAAAACCATCGGTTCGTCTTACGATGTAATTGATGCCGCTACACGTCCGCATTCGAATGCCATCAACACCAAAAAATTTAACAAAGCTGCCCATGCCATTGCGCCACAGAGCAACACCGTTGATACGCCCGTTATTGCCGCCACAGGCGTACCGCGTATTGCCGGAGGTCCTGCCAGCTTGACGTATGATGATTTGGTAAACTTAAAAGACAGATTAGACAAAGCCGAGGTATCAACCGAAGGCAGACGTTTAGTGCTTTCAACAGCACACTGGAACGATTTGCTGGTTGATCGTAAAAACTTTGGCGATAAGTTGGTGAACTACAACACAGGGCAACCGGCACCAACCATTGCAGGGTTTAGTTTATACCAATACAACGGCAACCCATTGTATTCTAATGCGGGTGTAAAACGTGCTTTTGGTGCGGTTGCACAAGCGGGTGATCGTCAAGGCTCTTTTGCCTTCTGGACTGGTCAGATTGCCAAGAAAACAGGTATGACCAAACAGTACTTTAAAGATGCTAAAACAGACCCACAAGCACAGGCGAACTTGTTGAACTACCGTCATTACTTTATTGCGATGCCTTTTGATGCAAAAGCAGTAGGGGCAATTTACTAATTCATTGATTTAAAAACGATGCAAGATTTTATCTTACCCATTCTCTCTACACTCGCAACCGCCCTGATTACATGGTTTTTTGCCAGACGCAAAAACAACGCAGAGGCCAAATCGGCAGAGATTGAAAACGAGATAAAATCTGCGTCGTTTTACAGAGACTTGTTGGACGATGCTATGCGTAGGCTGAAAGAGGCTATTGAAACCATCGAATCGCAAGACCTGAAAATCAAATCGCTCATGGCCGTTATTGAGGCACAGGACGTAAAAATTAAATCCTTCATGGCCGAAATTGAACACCTGACCGATGAACTGAAAAAGTTTAAGCAATTGAATGGTAAAACCACGTAAACAAAAACTTTAAAAACCCTTTAAAACCCGATTAAACACATGAAATCATTAAAAAATTGGATGGTGTGCGTTGTGTTCTTGTTTGTTTCGGTGGTTGCACTTACGGCTTGTAAAGGCGTGAGTGTAGTGCCACCACCATCAGAAGAAACGGTCATTACCGAACGCATCACAGAAACCTTAAGAGACACCGTGTTCAACATTGCGCCCGACAGTAGCTATTACAAAGCCTGGTTAAGGTGCGTTGAAGGCAAGGTAGTACTGAGCACCCCACAACTAAAAAAAGGCAGGCATTTAAAGCCTCCGGAGGTTCAGATTAAAGACAATATACTTACCGTAAACTGTTATGCAGAAGCGCAACAACTCTTTGCGCAGTGGAAAGAACGGTTTATTGAACAACACAAGCAGCAAACCCTTAAAACCTATATTCCGGTTGATAAACCCCCGTCGAGCTGGCAACTATTCCAAATTTGGTGTGGTCGAATTTTCTTAGCCTTACTCTTGTTGGCACTGATAGCCTGGCGGTTTCCTATTTATAAACTAATACCCAAAAATTAACCATGGACACAGCTATTTTTGAACAAAACCCAAGTTTGGATTTGTATTACCAAACAGCCGACGGAACAGCCTTTTATACCAAAAACACGGCTGAGCTGCACGCCAAGACCCTCGAAGACAAAACCGTGGTTTTGCGTACACGAAATGAGAAAAACGATGCCACCGAAACGGTTGAACAGATTGAAACCGTTGAACAGGTTGAACAGGTTGAAACGGTTGAAGACGTTGAAACGGTTGTACAGGTTGATACCGTTGCAGAAGTTGAAACCATTGAGACGCCTAAGGCAAAAAGAACCCCTAAAAAACCCTAACCCATGAATGGCATTACTTTTAACCGCCAAAATGGCGGCTTAGGCAGACGCCTACCGGGCGAGGATCACATCAGTGGGTTAATCATTTTAAATTATGCTTACGAGATAGGCCCGATGGTTATTAATGGTGTGGATGACTTTGAAGGGGGTGGAATTGGAATTAATAATACACCAGAGCTTTTTTATCATGCCTCAGAATATTTTAGGCTAAACCCAGGATCGAAGCTCTATATATGCGCCTTTGATTTTCTGGAATACAGGGCACTGGAAATTTTACAAAATTTTGCTGGAGGTAAAATTCGTCAAGTAGCCATTCTTGATTATATAAATGATCAACAAACAATGGCTGAGGCTATTACTAATTTTAACGCTAGAGCTGTAGAACTAGCGCAAAAAAATATGCCATTGGTTGTTTTATACCAAAACGTCAGATCACCATTAGACTTACCGAATCTTCCAGATTTAAAATCTTATGAAGCAGAAAGAACGAGTGTATTGATTGGTGAAGATGGCGCTGGTTTAGGACGTTGGTTTAAAAATCAATCAGTTATTATTTTAGGATGTGCTGGCGCTGTTTTAGGCGCGGTGAGTCGTGCGAAGGTGCAGGAGAGCATTGCGTGGGTGGAGCGCCAGAACTTGGTGACAACGGCTTATGACAAAGATGTGTATGGAGAAGGCACTACGCTTGCTAAAGAACTGGATGTGCCAGCCTTTGTAGATGGCAGTTTGGTGAGCAGCTATACCCGGGCTCAACTCCAAACCCTGCACGACAAAGGTTATATTTTTATGGTGAAGCACGTGGGCATGGCAGGGACGTATTTGAACGATAGCTTTACGGCTACGGGAGCCAACAGCGATTTTGCCTATATTGAAAACAACCGCACGATGGACAAAGCCCAACGTGGCGTTTATACGGCCTTGTTGCCCAAAATATCGGGTCCTTTATTGATTGATGCCACTTCGGGCTTTATTAGAGAAGACGTAGCGGCTTCCTTAGAAGCTTTGGCGGCACAACCGCTGGAGCAAATGGAACGCGATGGCGAAATCAGCGGTTTTAACGTATTTATTAACCCCGAACAGGAGGTACTGCAAACATCGGTGCTCAACGTAACCCTTAGTGTGGTTCCGGTGGGTGTGATGCGCAATATTGTGGTCAATCTTGGTTTCACATTACAAGTATAAGCTATGGAATTTACCCCTTTAATTAATGGTAGAGAATACGGCTGGGCAGACATTGTGGTCAATGTTGGCGCATCTCCGGTAGTGGGCATCAGAGCCATCAAGTATGAAGAAGAGCAAGAAAAGGAGAATGTGTATGGCGCAGGTAGAAACCCTGTTTCGCGAGGCTACGGTCGGATTAAAACAACCGGGAGCATTACGCTCTTGGCGGGTACGGTGTTTGCCATGCAAAATGCAGCGCCACAACAAAAACTGCACAGAATAGCTCCCTTTCCTATAGTGGTCTTATTTCAACCCGAAGTGGGGCCGTTGGTCAAACGAGTGTTGAAAAACTGCGAGTTTAAGAAAACCACCTTTGACTGGAAAGAAGGCGATATGTTCAAAGAGGTAGAGCTCGAATTGGTCATTTCGCATGTTGAGTAACACAAAAAATAGGTAAAACAAGTAAAAGCCTCCCAAAAGAGGAGGCTTTTTTTTAAAGAAACAAAAAAAGACAACACATCATGCTACGAACATTCATAAAAAAACTTCTTGCACCATTGATACAAGAAGTGATTGAAGAGCAACAAAAAAAAGGGGTTAAAGAGGTTCTTGAGAATCTAGTAAATTCAGAGATTCCTTAACGTCTAGTTTTTGCAGCAATTCTTTTTCGAGCTTCAAACAATTTTCTTTGTAAAGCTGATTGAAAATAGCTTTTTGCTCATCTGACAACAAAGATTTAAGTGTGATGACACCCGCATAAGCGGCCAATGATTTTGAAAGCAATTCTTTTTGCAAGAGGGTCATGATGTAAAAATTTTAAATGAAAAACAAATAAAATAAAAAAATGAACACAGCAAACACAGCGCAAGAAGCGCAAGAAGAAGTATTGATATGCGGCTACACGCCCGCACAAATAGAAGGATTGAAAAAACAACACGGTTTTTTAGTCGTGGTAGATGTCAAGCAAGGAGATCAGACCTTGCACGCCATTTTTAAAGAGCCCACATTTTCGGTGTTGGAAGCTACGGGCGCCATAGGCAAGAATTCTGAAATAAAAGGCACAGTGGCGTTGTATGACAACTGCATCATTAAGGCCGATGCTGAGATAGAGAAACGAGATTTTGTGAAGCTAAAAGCCTTAGAAGGTTTGGCAAAGCACATGAATTCGTTTTCGGTTGACGTAAAAAACTTGTAACCCGTCTGCAAGAAGGCGGGAATGATGTAGGCAAACTTCATGGGGATGCATTAATACAGGCTAATTTTGGTGTAAACCCAAATGAACTGCAGTTGCATGTCTGGGGTGAGTTCTATGCCAAAGCGATGTGGTTGGAACGATGGCGGCTTGAGAACCAAGCCAAGATGATGATGAACTTATTTGGCGGATAGCGTAAAGCTTATTTATTTGCCGCTACTGCAAGCGCCCAGCTTACTACGGCAATGATTGGAATGGCACCTAGGATAGGATTGATGGCAAAAAGAATAGTTTCTACAAAAATGATAAGCCCTATTTTTTTGTAGTTCCACTTGGTTTGAGGCGTCTTGTTCATGATTAAAAAATTAGTATCACAAATATAGCTAAAAATGTCTCAAGATTTGTTTTTTAAATTAAAATTCGACACCAATGGCAATGCTGTTTTTACACAGATAAAGCAGGGTATTGAAGGCATTGATGCGAGTACCAGAGGTTTAACGAAGTCAGTTGGGGATTTTTATAAATCATTATTATCGGTTGAGATTGTTGCCAATAGTTTGAGCGAAATAAAGTCAACGTTTGATTCGTTGCTTGTTCCAGGCGTCGCTTTGAACACGCAAATGGCAGACTTGGCAGCGATTACAGGGTTGACTGGGCAAGGATTAAAAGCCATTGAAATAGCGGCACGTGACAGCGCCAAAGTGTTTGGAACAGATGCCACGCAAAACGTAGAGAGTTATAAATTAATCCTCTCGCAGTTGGGTCCTGAAATTGCCAAAAGTTCTGAAGCGATGAAGCTGATGGGCAACAACGTGAATATCTTATCAAAAACCATGGGTGGCGATACGGTGGCGGCCACAAATGTTTTGACCACGGTAATGAATCAGTATGGGGTTAGTTTAGATGATCCTATTGCAGCCAGTAAAACGATGGCCGAGATGATGAATGTGATGTCTGCAGCGGCCAAAGAGGGTTCGGCGGAATTACCCCAAATACAAGCGGCAATGCAACAAGTGGGTATGGTTGCCAAGACTACAGGACTTTCATTTGTAGAAACCAACGCGGCGATACAAATGTTGGACAAGGCAGGTAAAAAGGGTTCTGAAGGTGGTGTGGCATTACGCAATGTATTGAGTACGCTTTCACAAGGGCAATATGCCCCAAAAGATGCCACCGAAGGATTAGAAGCCATGGGGATATCCGTGGATGTTTTAGCCGATGCCAGTATCCCGTTAACGGAACGTTTGCGCATGCTTGCCCCAGCAATGGGCGATACCGCACTGATGGGTAAAGTGTTTGGAAAAGAAAACATGGCGGCGGCAATTGCCTTGATTCAAAGCGCGGATGCACAAGATGAATTGGCGCAAAAAATAACCGGAACCAACACGGCTGTGGAACAGGCCAACATCGTGATGGGCAGTTATCAGGAACGAATGAATAGAGCTGGTGCTGTGATGAACGATTTAAAGATTGGTTTTTTCAATCTTACGGCAAGTTTTAGTCCTTATTTGCAAGGGATGTTTTCGGCAGCAGAAATAACAGGGAAAATGGCTGCCACTGGAAATGCACTCTACAGCATTTATGAGTCTCAATTGATTCCTAAAGTATGGGAATGGATTAGAACGAAAGTGATGAGCACTACGGCAACGACAGCAAACACCAGTGCCACGAATCAAAACATATTTTCAAAAATAAGAGCCTCGATTAGTGCATCGCTATTAACGGTTCAAACCAAAGCTGTGAACGCACAAATGAAGATAAATTCTATCTTATCCAGAATTCAAGCCGCTGGCATTAGAAGCGTTGCTACTTCTTTT